ATATTCTTGTATAATCCTATTGATAATTCAAGATTACGCAAGACTTGATTGTCCGTCTCAGCATTACTTCTTCTTCTACCAGCAAACCAGGCGGCTATAGCGGTAAGTGCGTTTGATACAATTAATATATATTCTGTATTCATTTCTTAGTTTGGCGTTGTTTTACTTCCTTAGTTGGCATTAATAGCAATCTTGACAAGGAGGGTTTTCGTGCTCCAATTCAGAATACATCGGGATACCGTTATTGGTAATATTTTTCTTTGCATAACCTTTTCTTGTTGTGTGAGCAAGGAATATACCATTATTAAATTTCTGACTGCGATCTGGGATCATACCATCAATAGTAGATTGAGATACATAATCTGGGAATTGATTTTGACCACGGCCAATTAATAGATAATCTTGAAGACGTGTCATATAAAAGTCAGCACGTTGTTTTTGAATTGTACGCAAATATTTCATTGTGTCAATATCAACAGATGTAGCATTCTCCATAGTACCTTCAACAATACCACGGTTCATTGTTCTGTAGTGGATATGTGGAATAGCATTAAAGTATGCTGTCTGTATCATAAATGGTGCAATGTAATCATTTACCAATGTGGTTTCTTCAGCATTGAACGTATTACCAGTTGCACTTACTTGTGACAATAAATGGTTATAGAATCTGGTACCCAATAGAGTTTGAAGATCTATATCTTGAGCAATTTGAATTTCTGCTTTAAGTACGTCCATATCCACATTCTTATTGATGTTGGTAAACGCCTTTAATTTTGTTTCTGATATTAATAAAACACCCATTGTTAGTTATAATTTATTTCTTCTTCGCCTAACCACGCATTGCATTGTTCTTCTGTTAATCCATAACCTGCCATTAACATTTGCGCCGCTTGCATACGGTTTATTTTTTCTTTATTATATTCTCTTACAATTCTCAATAAACCCTGGTATTCTCTACCAGATAATTTCTTGATATTTTCATTGATTAATTGTTGTTCTCCTTCTGGTTCACCAACTAAAACTGGTGTTACTGGTTTGTCATCAACTATAGGGTTTTCTTTAACATCACCTGTTAAGAATAATGATAAAGGTTTAACTTCAAATGTAGTTGGTTTATCAAATTTTAATGAAACCAATTTGCTAAATGCTGGGAGAATTTCGTTTTGATACGGTTGAATAACCATCTTACGGAAATATTCAGAATGCTCAACAATCTCATTGCCTCCACCCAATTTACCAGCGGTAGCAATACCAAATAACTCAGCACTAGAAACTCTATGTGCGGATAAGATAGATCTTGTAATGTCATCGTTTAATGATTGATAATAATTGTCATTATCGTTTCTTGGAATTTGTGTAATTACTGGTGATTGTTCTTGGCTTTCATTGAATGAAATAATGGCTTGGCCAGCATTATCTGTTCCACCATATTGCTCTTCTAAAGCACGAACCAATGTTCTTTGTTCTTCCTCACCAGGAATACCATTATTATAGTTAATCCATAATGATGGAACCATACCTTTACGTAGGTTATTCATATGGAAATTCTTAGCTTCAATATCTATCTCAATTGCTCTTTGACCAGCAGACCAGTCAGGGATTGGATAGTATGTTAAATTAGGTTGATAGCATTTAAAATAAAATATTTGACTACCACCTGTTTCTTGGTTAAATGCTGTATATTCTTCTGGTGGAAACTTTCTTACTTGTTTCCAATCTGGACAGTAATAATAGCATTCTATTTCATCCTTATCGTTTAATTTACCACTTCTAATTCTAGAAAAATCTAGGTGATATATCTCAGCAATCTGTTTTTTATCCTTAGTCCAAATAACATTTAATGCAAAGCCACCAAATAACATAAAGTCTAAAGTAGCTTTTTTCATTACTTCGGTAACGTTTTCTCTCTTATTAATTAGATTAACTGTTGCCATTGGATTGTTTAAAGATACTAATCCATCACCCAAAATCTGATTTACCTTAGATGTAACAACGGCTTTGTGTATTGCACAGTTGTCATATAGTTGTATAAAGTAATTTGGAAGTAAGTTATTATCACCATAATATACCCACGGTACTCTTTGTAATACCTCTGAATATACTGGAACCGATGCGGTCTGGAATTTAATCTTTTGAAATTCTGATTTTTTTATTTCACTCATAACTAATCTTGTATGTATATATAATTCTCGTTATTCTCATTTGGTGATACATAAGTTGTAAAGAACGGTTCTTCCTGTGTTCCTTCAAGTATTGCTATACCTGTAAAAACTAGATCCGTACCGTCACCATAAATGTTTAAATTGTATTCACCCTCGTAATTCAAATCCTGACCAGCGTCTTGAAGATTTAGTATTATCTCACAATAACGAATATTTTGCGCATAGACTTGTGGGTCAGATGTGCTAACCGTATAACTCTTAACCTCTTGCGACATAATGTGTGTAAATGTCAAAGTATATGCACTAAACGATGTTGTTGAATTGTTATTAATATTCAAAGTTAATTCGTTTTGTAATCCTTTTTGTAGATATAACATAATGTGTTGTCTATAATAATAAATATAAAAAAAATGAAATTGAATTGATACAATAGAAAAAGGGGCCGCGAAGCCCCAATTCCATTTGGATTTAGATATAGAATATTCAGTCAGCAAAGACCTACTATTTACCCACTAATTGTAGCACCAGAAAATACTGTAGCTAAAGCACCCTCAATAACTCTTGCTGGTTCTTGTTCGCTTCCCGTAAAAATTAGCTCAAATCCATTGCGATCACCGAACGCAGTACCTGTAGCGGCAGAACCACCACTCAAATACATTCCATTAACTTGGCCTAAAAGATATTGAACATCATTTTGGTCAATTGCAACGATTTGTATTTGGTCGTTTTGTGATAAGATCTTCAATTGGTTTCTCTTGTCTTGGTCATATTTGAAAAGTATTGCAGTAAGAACTTGCTCAAAGAAGATAGTTCCGTTCTCAAATGATTTTTGAACATTTTGAGATAAAGAACTTGTATTTCTTTTTAATTCAAATCCGTACAAAGTAGTTCCAGTAGTTGAAGTAGCACCTGTAATAGCACCGTCAGCGTCATATGTATAACCTGTAACTTCACCTGTTGCACCACCCACAACGTAGATTTTCTTAATACCACCAATTCCGTCAGAACATCCTAATTGAACACCTGAAGATATGTAACAACTCATATTATTGTATATTAATTTTTTTAGTTTATTTTTAAATATGGTGGGACTTTCACCCACCAGTTTTTTTGGAGGTATTATAATCCGTTAGTTGCAAAATACTTGGTTGTACCAAATGTTGCGATAGTCGCACCATAGTTGTAGTTTGCACGTAATCTCAATTCATCAAAATCTTTAGAATACCAGATAACTAATTTTTCGTGATCTGATAACAAGTCAAAACCAACTACCATATATTCAGCAGGTCCGATTACAACTTGGTTAGAACCGTTCAAACCAATTGTAGGGATTACTTTAACGTTAGTGTTTGGTTGAGTTGCTTCCATCATTCCAGTAATATCAGTTGAACCGATATAGTTTTGGAAGAAGTTAGCACGAGTTAACGCTTGAACATATAATCTGAAGTTAGCATAAGACATAAACACTCTTAAGTCCTCACGGCTCATTGCGTTGTCATCTAATACGTTAATTAATTTGTCAATCTCAGTGATTGGGTTACCAGATACACCGTAAGCAGCAGAACTTGAGAAAGTTGTACCACTAGAAGATGCTACTGCACTTGCATAAGTGTTACCAGTTGATTGAGAAATTAACAAAGCGAAACCATTAAAACATCCACCACCAGCGGTTGTGTTTTGCCATAATTGTTGCTCAATTCTTTGTTGAATTTGCTTAACTTTTAAATCAGCGATTTGTTGTTCAAATGGAACAGATTCTTGAGTTTGACCTGGAGCCATCAACATTGACTGATAAGTGTCAAATAGATCTTTGTAACAAAGTGCTTCATTGTATTTCTCTGCACAAGTTGTGATATTGTGTTGAGTATAAGTTGTTGTACCAGATGGATTCCATCCACAAGTTCCGTCTTGGAAGTAAGCAGTTGAGTTAAGTAAGTTCAATGCTTGAGTACCTTTAATACCTAAACGTACATTTACGTATTTAGGAGTTGTTGCACCAATAAGTGCTTTTGATAATAATTCACCACCAACTTGGTCAACATATCCACCGATAGTTGATACGTCATATGCGAATTGTTCTCTTGATAAAATTTTCATAATTTTAATTTTTTTGTTTTATTTTAATTATTTGTTTGAGTTTCTCATTGCCATAATCATAGATATTTTATCATCTAGATCATCATTTGAAACATTATTAAACCTCTCAGTTTTTCCGTTAGCAATAGGTTTTGCTGCTGGTTCTTTCTTGAATGCTTTAAATTCATTTTGTAATGAATTGTAATTGTTTTCCATATTAGACATTTTTTCAGACATTTTCTTTATAAAGTCTTTTAACATTTCTAACATTTCTACTTCTACTTCTTTGCCTTCTGTTGCTGGTGCGTCATTTGCTGGAGCCATTGGAGCTGCCTCTTTAGGCATTTCATCTACCATTACTTCTTCAACTCTAGCAATAATACCATCTTTAGTTTCAATCTTGGTTCCGTCCTCAAGTTCGTGTACACCATCTGGTGCAGGAATTTCTGCATCTGCGGTAACTACAACAACTTTAGCACCCTCTAAAAGAGTATCACCTTCAACTTTAACTACTGTTCCGTCAGCTAATTTTGCATCAATAAAAATCTCTTTTACAGATTTAATTTCTCCGTTTGCCACTTCTATTTCAAAGTTTTCAACTAATCTGAATTTACCATCTTCTAAAACTACTTGTTCAAAAGCCTCATTAATCTTAGAGATTTTCTCTCCAACTTTTAAATCAGAAGTTTGTAAAATAGTATTGTCTTCCAATTTGAAAGACTTTAAAGCGGCATCATCAGCCAAGAAACCAAACTGCTTCATTAATTTTTTAATCTCAGCGATTGCGGTTTTTGAATTTGACATAATCTATTTTGTTTGTTTTATTTATTCGTTCTATTATTAAATATGTATTTTCATATATATTCCAAAAAATTAGTCATTTACGT